TTTGCACGGCTGGAATGCCCGCGCTGCAAAGGATTATTGGACGACTCGCAACGCTACGCGATGGCGCACAAGCAGGGATTCAACAACTGGAAACCTCAACGCGAGTTTCGCGGGCGGCGCGGATTTCACGCGAACGCAATGCTTTGGCCGCATCCAACCGACCCCGTGAAATGTCCCGGCGGCGCGTTGCAAATGATAGCCGATCAAGAAATGGCAGCAAAACGAAGCGACAACCCGCAACGCTCATTGCGAGTCGTTGTCAACACCGTGGACGCGGAACCGTTCAACCCCGACACGAAAGACGAAACTCCGCCAGATTGGACGGCTATCTACAATCGGCGCGAGGACTACGCCACTGATACAAAGATACTCATGCCAGAGGGCGCGCTTGTGCTTGTGGCTGGCGTGGACGTTCAGCCGGATCGCTTAGAAGTTCACAAAGGCTGCTACGGACGCAAACAGGAGTATTGGGCGGTCGAGCACGTTGTCATTCCCGGCGACATCAAACGCAGCGAGACATGGGAAGCGCTAGAGCAGGAGCTTTTGCGAACCTACGACTCGGCAATCGCGCCAAACGCCAAGCTCGCGCTTTCATTCGCCCTAGTGGACGCAGGACACGGCGCAGATCACTTGCTTTGGTGGCTTGCCGCGCTGCAAAAGAAAGGCTCGCCGCTATGCGGGCGCGTGCGTGCGTGTCGTGGTAGCTCGCAATATCCGCACCCCGTAGTTGACAACCGCTATTCAAAGATTGTCAAACAGCTTCACGGGCATTGGGTGGGCGGCGATGAGGCAAAGTCTCTGATTTACACACGCCTTCGCATGGAGGAAAAAGAGGAAGGCTATCGGCACTACGGCATGAATCACGACGAAAAGTTTTTCCAGCAGTTGACCGTTGAAAAGGCTACGGTGGAGTTTAAGAAAGGCGAAGAGCACAGGCGATTCCGAAACGAAGAACACGCCCGCAACGAAGCCCTCGATTGCAGCGTCTATGAAATGGCAGCGTTTCGCCTTCGGCAATGGAACTTCGACGCGCTAGAGGCGAAGATGCGCGAAGAACTAGAGCCTAGACCATCGGAGCCAGCGCAGATAAAGCAAGCGCCAAGAGTTTCGTTTATCCCACAGACAGCGGGCGCTTGGATTTAAACGCGGCGATGCTCAAAGCATGAATGTCCGCTGTATTGCGTCGGCCATGCCTTCGATGGCGCGTTATGCTTTAGGCAATGTCCATCAAATCTAGTTAGACTGGCTACTTTAGTCATCGGCCCTCGCTTGAAATGGCGGCAATCGTTACAGTCGGCATCTATGGTTTGCATGGCGATCACATCGGCATCATCTAGCTTCGCGTCGAATTTATCAGCATCAATCAACTCTTGTTTCGTCATTCTCTCCTTTTGAGTAACGGTTAATGTGCTCCAATATCTTTTCATTGTGGGATTGGTTTTGCTGAAAATAAGACACCCCATCGGCGCAGCGCAAGTGAAAACGGTTAATTTATCCTTTACAGTAATCACAAACCAACCTATGCGCTAATTCCATGACGAAAGAAACACCCGTGAAAACCGAGGCCGTCAATCTTTGTCGCCGCTTCCCAACGCTTCCGGCGCGCACGCTTGCTAGGATGCTACACCGAGACCATCCGCAACTTTACACCACGATAGAGAGCGCAAGGACGACCGTTCGCGGGATAATGGGATTGGCGGGGCCAAGCAATGCGCGCAAAGCCGTCGCTGACATTGTTCGCCCCAAGCGCAACGCCGGAGAATGGGAGGGCGTGCCCGTTGGCTCGCGTGAAATTGACTGGCGCACGTTCGACGTTGACGGCAAATCGAAGTGCCTTGTTCTTTCCGATATTCACATCCCGTTCCATGATGAGAAAAGCCTCATTCTATCGCTCAAACAAGGCAAGCGCGACAAGTGCGATGTGATACTTGTGAACGGCGACTTGATGGATTGCTACAAGCTCAGCCGATGGGAAGTTGACCCGCGCAAGTTTCCGTTCCACCGCGAAGTTTCGGACACCATCGCTTTCTTAGAGACTTTGCGCGAAAACTTTCCTAAGGCGCGCATCATATGGAAGCTCGGCAACCACGAGGAACGATTTATGAACGTGATGAAAAAGGATCACGCCGTCTTTCTCGACATTCCAGACTTCGACCTTGGCAAGCTGGTTCACGCGGACAAGCTCGGCATTGAAATCGTGGACGATATGCGGCCCGTGAAGCTCGGAAAGTTGAGCGTTCTCCACGGTCACGAATACCGCTTTTCTATCAGCAATCCCGTCAATCCGGCGCGTGGGCTTTTTATGCGGGCGAAAGTTTCTGTGATGTGCTCGCACTTCCATCAAACCAGCCAGCACAGCGAAAGCGACCTAGACGGCAAGGTAGTCAGCGCGTGGAGCCTTGGGTGCCTCTGTGACCTTCACCCGCGCTATATGCCACTGAACAAGTGGAACATTGGATTTGCCAAAGTGGATTTAGACAACGAAGGACGCTTTGAGGTAAGCAATTACCGCATCGTGGACGGGAGGATATACGCATGACCAAAGATGAACTATGGACGGCGTTCGTGAAAAAGAATCCCGCATTGCTTGCGGCGAATGTCACGTTTTCCGCCGCAGGGGTTCGCAAGTTCTTTGACCGCACTTTTGAAATTGCGCTGGATGAAGGCGAGTATGACACTATTAAAGGAGAAGCGAGTCGCACGCCCAATCCAATAGACTCCATGCCGGATTTCCTCAAACAATTCCTAAGGCAAAAGCCATGAACGAACCGGGACTACCAGAAGCAATTACAGCGGGTTCAATCGTTCTCGCCGTGTTCGTCGTCGGCAATATGATTTTCCGCATCGGCAAAAGCGGACGCAAGCGAAACAAAAGGCGCAAGCCGCTTCCATGACTCGCCATGAACGAAGCCGCAGAACAAGCACTAAGGAAAGCCGCAGACATCCTAGGCGAGCACTTCCTTGAGTTCGTCATTGTCTGCGCGCAAAAGCAATCCCGCGACCCGATACTAGAGCACAGCGGCAGTATCTTCGCAGCACAAGGCCTAGCGGAAGCGGCGGCATACAAGCTCGACGTGCAAAACATTCCAGACACAGAAGATGACGAGGACAGCGACAACGAAGGCTGGAAAAAAGACGACGGCGACGACTTCACAGGCGGCGACCCGAAAGTGAAAGCGTAAATCACAATGAATCAACGATCAGAAAAAGAGATTGATAGGATGCGCGAATTATTTGCATCCATCGGCGTAGGCTTAGAGCCGTGCAATAGCGTGCGATCAGCCGCAATGACAGCCGAAGGAGATTCGGCTAGAAAAACATTCAAAACATCCGACGCTTGCGGAAAGCTAATTTACCCATCTGAGTCGGAAGCGATAAGAGCAATAAAGTCACGTAAAAAGCGCGGAGCGGGCGCACTTAGGTGCTATAAATGCGAGGGATGCAGGGGCTATCATATATCCAGCTATTTTGCAAAGCGGTGAACTTTAGCAATGGCCTGACTTAATTCAAATCACAAACACGCCCGCCGATTCCCGCTCCTGCTCGAGCCTCGCAAGAAAAGCATCAGCGCGATGTTGCGCCTCCGCTTCATCCGCAAGCTGGTCAAGCTCAGCATCGGTCAACGTGTCTGTCATAACATCGAATGGAATATCCATTTGCGTTGATAATTAACGCGAAGATTGTTATTGTCAATCCGATAATGTAATTGACTTGCGTTAGTGTTTCGTGCATAGGAACGCGGAAATGGCCGTTCAAACCTTAATGCAGATGCCCGACGTTATTGAGTGCGGCGATACGCTCCGCGTCCAGCTTGGTTTCGGCAACTATCCGCCCGGATCGTATTCCGCCGCACTTAAGTTCAACATCGCAGGCACAGCGCCAACCAGCGTTGCTGGCACGGCGGCAACTAGCACGGATTTCCTTTTCGTTCTTTCCGCCGCAACTAGCGCGGCAATGGCGGCGGGAAGCTACGACTACGCGATCCGCGTCACGGAGACATCCAGCGGGGAAACAGCGACAGCGCAGACGGGCACAATCACGTTTCTTCCGAACCTTGGTGCAACGCTGACAAAATCCACGGTTGAACAGCAATACGACGCTGCAAACACCGCGCTTCTCTCATTGCTGGCAAACAAAAACAGCAGCGTTTCGTTTAACGGACAATCTTTCACGAAGGAAAATCAAATGTCGCTTGTCGGCATTATCTCGCGCCTCAAAGCAAGGCTAGACGCCGAACGCGCAGAGCAAGCCGGACTGCGCGGACAAGGCAAAACGCGCTCAATAGCTCCATACTTCCAATAATATGCCAGCCAAAACGAAAACTCGACAAGTCAAAGTGACGGCAGCGCAGGAAAAGCCGCTTGTGCGCGACTATACCGCACTCATGGCGCAGCTTAAAAAACTTTCGCCGGATTGGAGCGTGAACAATATCTCAATGGAGTCGGATATTTTGGCGAATCAGTTGGATTTGCTGAATTACTCCCGCGACTTGTGGAAAACCAACCCATATTTGCAAGCCTACGGCGACGAAATGGCGGTAAATGTCCACGGGCCGCAAGGCATCCGCCTTCGCATGAAGATTCAAGAGGAGTCGGATCGCGTAGTTCACGCCACCGAGGAAAAGGAAAAGATTCGCGGTCATTGGCAGCGTCGGGATCGCGTGAACAAGCATCTTGTCAAGAAAGGCGAGCGCCCGATTTTCTTAAAGCCATACGAAGAGAAGCGCGACAAGGCCACAATCAAAGCAGGAGCGCCCGACATCTTTGCAAATACCTACATTGAACGCGCATGGCTGGATTGGCAGCGCAAAGAAAACTGCACGATTACGGGGCGGTTGTCCTACAACGAAAGCCGGATGTTGCGCTTGCGCTCGTGCGCCCGCGACGGCGATCACTTCATCCGATTTCTCCGCGACCCTAGCTACAAATACGGAATAAAGATTCAGCACATCAACACGGAGTGGTGCGATTGGAGGTTGAACCAAAAGATAGCGCAAGGACAACCCGGCGCAGGCAATACGATCCGCATGGGCATCGAATACGACGCCAGCGGACTTGTCCCAGTTGCGTATCACTTCCGCCGTCCGTCGTTCAACCAATGGCAAGGCGTTGTGCCCGTGTCTTACGGCACGAACGGCAAAGACACGCACGAACGCATTTTAGCCGACGATATTATCCACTACGCGAAGTTTGACAACAACTCCGACATCAGCCGCCCCGTTCCTTGGGCGACGGCGATTATGAGCAATGCGCGCCAGTTCCAGAAATACACGGAGGCGGCAGTTGTCGCGGCGCGCGTCGGCGCGTGCTCCACTACTTTCTTTGAGTCTGAACTAGGCGGCGAAGATGGAGTCAGCGCGGCAACGCCTGACCCGCGAGACGTGAACGCGCTAATGATGCAAATGAACCCCGGCGCAATGATAGGACTGCCGCCGGGAATCAAAGCGAAGATCAACAACCCAAACAATCCAAACCGTGCTTTTGGCGAGTTCCGCAACGAAAGCCTGCGCGAGTTCTGCGCTGGATTGCCGGGCGCATCGTTTCCGGTCATTGGCCAAAACTACGCCGAGATAAATTTCAGCGCGGGAAGATTAGATCGTCTTTCGACAACTGGCGCGTGGCAGATGCTCCAAGAGTTTGACATTGAAATGGCCGAACGCCGCATCTTTGAAGAGTGGCTAAAAATGGCACTCATCACGCAAGCCGTGAAATTGCCAGTCTCCAAGTTTGAGAAGTTCAACAAGCCGCATTTCCAAGCGCGACGTTGGCCGGGCGTTGACCCGATGAAGGAAGTCAACGCAGCAGCCTCCGCAATCTCCAATAAATTCACCTCGCGCACCGCAGTCATTGAAAGCGGAGTGTGCGGCGAGAGCGGCGACTTTGAAGATACCATCATCCAACTGGCCGAGGAAGAAATGATGTTGGAAAGCCTTGGTATGTCGTCCGCTACCACGGCGGACACAATGGAGCAATCCGATAAACCCGCAGAGGAACTAGACGATGAAGATTCAACCGCCACCGAACCAAAACCGAAAGTCGAAGAACAAGAGGAAGATTAAATTTCAGCCAATCCCGAAACCATTACTCACGCAAGAAACCAAACTCCTAACACGATGAAAACTCTCAAGATTCCAAACCAACTATTCCGCGAAGGGATGTCACAAGTTGACAACGGCACTTTGCGATTGAGTATTTGCAGCGATCAACCGTATCTCCGCTATAATTGGGCAGACGGCGAGCAATACTATGAAGTGCTCGATCACAGCGAGGGAAGCATTGACTTGTCCCGACTTAGTAACGGCGCGGCATTGCTGTTCAATCACAAGCGCGACATTCAAATCGGCCTCATTGATTCGCCCTCGATTGAAAACGGGCGTTGCTATGTCAATGCCAAGTTATCAAACGCGCCCGATGTTGCCAGCTACAAGACTCGCGTTGAGGAAGGCATCTTGAAAGACACATCCATCGGCTACGAGGTCACGGACGATGGCACGCAGATTGGAGAGATTGACGGCATACCAGCATACAAATTCAAGTTCGCCATTCACGAAGCATCCTTAGTGACTATTCCCGCCGATCCTACGGTTGGCCTTGGACGTTCGCGCAGCGAAGAACCGAAGGGCGGACTAAAAGAAATCAGCATCGGCGTGAAAAAGGATATTGACTTAACGCAAGTAAGTTGCAATAAGCCGTCCATGACCAAGGAAAACGAAGTCGCAGAAACTCCATCGGAAATACCCGCACCCGTCGAAACTCCCGCGCCCGAAGTTGTGGAAACACCTGCGGAAACGCCCGTTGAGACTCCCGCGCCAGAACCAACCGCAGAGGAAGTGAAAGCAGCCGCCGTGACTGGCGAACGCACCCGCGTTGCTGAACTCCGCAAGTGGGCAAAAGACATTTCCGCGTTACGCAACATTGATTTAACCGAGCCTCTTTTCTCTCACATCGAAAGCGGCAAATCACTTCCTGAGTTCAAGGAATGGGTGCTCGAAAACGAGTTCAAATCCAAACCAACCGCTTTTTCGTCCGAAACCAGCAACGCCAACACGCTTTCGCGTTCAGCGTTCTCCGCTCTATCTCCCGCCGAACAATCGGCACATTGCGCGGCGGGCGGGCGAATCAAAGACTAACCAATCCAGTTCACACTTACTCACACAACTCTCAAATAACTAACTCAAATGCCTAATACGCTTACTAACCTGATTCCTTCCGCTTACCGCGCACTTAATGTTGTGTCGCGTGAACTGGTTGGCTTCATCCCATCCGTTCAACTTGACCCTAGCGCCGAAATGCTAGCCGTTGGTCAAACGATCTACATCCCGCAAGCCCCTGTCAACTCGGCTGGCAAAGACATCTCGCCCGCAATGGCGTTCCCAACTGCCGCCTATCAAACCATTGGCAGCAAATCGCACTCGCTCACCAAGCAGCGCGCTTTCCCGTTCTCTTGGCAGAACGAAGAGCGCAAAGCGATGGATTCAGGCCCCGGCTATCTCTCCATCAACGAGCAGCAGATCGCGCAAGCAATCCGCGCTTGTGTCAATGAAATGGAAGTTGACATTGCAGTTGCAGCTAAAAATGGCGCATCCCGCGCTTTCGGCGCAACCGCTGGCACGGCTCCCGTTCTCACTGATTGGGCGCAGGCCAAAAAGATTCTCGACGACAACGGCGCGCCTTCCACGGATCGCACCAGTGTTTTTGACACCACGGCTGGCG